GGACTTCTTATGAAAGCTGGATACAAAACAACTGAATTTTGGCTAAGTGCTGCTGCTACTGTAGTAGGTGGTGCTGTAGCTTCTGGTTACATTCCTACAGATGGCCCTTGGAACCAAGTGATTGCACTCGTAGCTTCTGCTCTTGTTGCACTTGGATACACTGGTGCTCGAATGAACCTAAAGTCCACTGAGTAATGTGGGCAGCAATAATTAGTGCGATTGCAGCACTATTCAAAATCTTAATTCCCGTAGCTTTGGAGAAAGCGAATGAACCGACTAAAGCCATTGATGCTCCTACTGTCCCTAAGCGTTATCGTGATGCTTGGGCTGATAGGGTGCGGAGGTTCACGAGTCGTATTCGTCCACCCAAGTGACGGGTTAGTAAGGCTTGGCCCTGATGTACGGGGTCATGTCTATTACTGGAATGGTTCCTCATGGGAACTTTCTGGAAACTCGGTAGACCTTCCTGAAGGATGGTTTGCTGGGGACGTACAAATCCCAACAGAAGACAACGCTGAAAACGCAGCCCACTGAGGTGGACAACTGGACAGTTCAAGGTGGCAGAACTTTGAGATCGAACGTCAATCTTTTGTCGTAACTTTAACTTTAACTGTAAAGGAGACTTGATATGTCAAATATGACAGAATCACGCCTCGGTCTTAATGTGGGAGGTTCAGATAACTTTGAACTATTCCTCAAGACTTTCAGTGGAGAAGTATTAGCAGCGTTTGAAGAACGTAATGTTATGATGCCTCTCCACACCGTTAGAACTATTACTAGCGGTAAATCAGCTCAATTCCCATTGACGGGTACAGCAACTGCTGGCTACCACGCTCCTGGGGATGAGATCTTAGGTACAGCTATTAACCACTCCGAGCGAGTAATTAATATCGATAACCTACTTGTAGCTTCAGCGTTTATCGCAAACATTGATGAAGCAATGAATCACTATGATGTTCGTAGCATTTATGCTTCAGAACTCGGTTATGCTCTAGCTAACCACGCTGACAAAGCGGTTATCCGTTCAGCTATTGCTGGTGCTCATGATACTACTGATGTTCTTGGTAACACAGGTGGTACTGAAATAACCACTGGTGGCACAACTGGTGATGATATCATTGATGGTATCATTGATGCTGCTAAAACAATGGACGTAAACAACATCCCTATGGGTGATCGTTTCTGCGTCCTAGGGCCTACGTCATTCTATAATGTTCTTAAGTCTGCTGGTGGTGCTGACACCGCTGCTGCTGTATTGAACAAAGATTATGGTCCAGGTGCTTCAGTCCTTCAAGGTGGTGGTCAAACCATCCGAGTTGCTGGTGTGAATTGCTATATGAGTAACCACGTTCCTACAGCCGATGAAGATGATGATGGTTCAGGTACAGTAGATACTGTCCTTGGTTCAACTTCAATACGCAACGCTCCATTTAACGATGCGGGTGCTACTAATGCTGATTCTAACGAAGGCTACTCAGGTACTGACTTCTCTAACTACCAAGGCGTTGTATTCCACCGCAGTGGTATCGGTACTGTTAAGCTCATGGATCTTGCAATCGAATCTGATTACTTGGTGCAAAACCAAGGTACTTTGATGGTTGCTAAGTATGCTATGGGTCACAACTACCTCCGAGCAGGTGCTTGTGTAGGTCTTAAATCTAGCTAATCCCTAGTTTTTGAGAATACTTTTGGGGTTGGCCTCTCTTTGAGGGGTCAATCCTTTTTTTAATTTAAGGAGTCTTATATGGCACTCGCCTCAACGACTAAACTCAATGCGATTAACACAATCCTAAGTGCTGTCGGAGAAGCACCTGTGAACTCCTTAACTGGCTCACTTACAGCCGATGTCCGACTTGCTGAGTCCATCCTAGATGAAACCTCTCGTGAGGTTCAATCTGTTGGGTGGCACTTCAACACCGAGAAGGATGTACCTTTAGCACCTAACAGTGAAGACCAGGTGGTTCTAGGTACAAACATTGTTAGAGTAGACCTAGAGGATTCTAACGTAGATTCTGATTACGATATAGTTATCCGAGGAACTAAACTCTACAACCGTAAGAAACTTACATACACGATTACAGCAACTAAGAAGTACACAGTGGTCTATCTACTGGACTTCACAGATATGCCTGAGAACGCTAGGCGTTACATCATGATCCGAGCTGCTCGTATCTACCAAGACCGCTTGGTTGGCTCAGAGAAGCACTCCATGTTTACAAGGGCTGATGAGCAGCAAGCATTGTTTGCACTCAGGGATTATGAAATGGAATCCGCAGATTACAGCATCTTTGATAACTGGGATGTTGCTCGTGTAATAGACCGTTCCAGTGTCATCAATAAATTGGATAGAGGCTAATGCTAACTACTAAGTCGATTCCCAACCTTATCAATGGTGTATCGCAACAACCTGACTCCTTGAGATATGCAACTCAATGTGAGGCTCAGGAGAACGCATACCCCAGTATTGTTGAGGGATTAACCAAAAGATTACCTACAGAACACCTAATGAATACAGGTATTACTGCTACGGGTAAGACTTTTGTACATACCATCAACAGGGATACGACTGAGAGATACTCATTGGTTATCAGAGATGAGTCTATCAAGGTCTTTGACTTAGAGAATCTAAATGAGGAAACTGTAGATACCCCAGATGGTGTCACATACCTCGATACATCTAATGCAGATACAGCCTTTAGAGCTGTTACGATTGCTGATGTTACCTATATTGTGAACACTGAGACAACTGTGGCTATGACTACAGATGATACACCGTCTTCAGTAAACACTTATGAAGCCCTGATATTTCTTAAACAAGCTAAAGGGAGTGGTACATATACGGTAACTGTAGATACTGTTGCATACACTGAGGCTGCAACCGCAGACTTAGAATCGAGTGCTACAGATCTAGCAGCAACACTTAATGCTGTCACAGGACTTACAGCTTCCTCTGCTGGCTCTGTCATATATCTTACTAAGGCTACTGACTTTACTATCAGTTCATCCTTTGATGAAGGTACAGAGTACATTAAGACTTTCAAAGGTACTGCCCAGAAGTTCACAGACCTTCCCACCTTCGCTAGAGATGGTGTCATCCTTAAAATTGAAGGTGATCCTACCGATGGTATTGATGATTACTATGTGAAGTTTGTTACCACAGGTGAAGCTGCCAGTATTGGTGAGGGTACTTGGGAAGAATGTGCAGCTCCAGCCCTAGCTGACTCCTTAAAGTTTGATGCTTCAACAATGCCTCATATTCTTATCAGGCAGGCTGACAGTACATTCGTCTTTAAGAAGGCCGATGGAACAGACCATGATACTTATGACTATAGTGCCTTTGGTTGGGGAGAGCGACAGGTTGGTGACTTACTGACTGAACCTAACCCCTCATTCATAGGTGAAACAATAAATGATATGTTCCTGTTCAAGAACCGCTTAGGTTTCCTTGCAGGTGAAAATGTCATCATGACCGAAGCTGGAGAGTTCTTTAACTTCTGGCGTACTACTATTGTTGATCTATTAGATACGGCTCCTATAGATGTTGCTGTGGCTAACCGTAGAGTCTCTATTCTACGTCATGCTATACCAATGGTAGAGAACCTTATACTGTTCTCAGAGGACGCTCAGTTCGTCCTACAGGGTGGTACAACACTGACACCTAAAACTGTATCTATTGCTCCAACAACGGCTTATGGCTGTCTACGGAACTGTGATCCTGTCTCTGTAGGTTCCTCTATCTTCTTTGCGTTTGATAGAGGTGATTACAGTGGTGTTCGTGAATACTATCCATCACCTACTGTTGAAGATATGTTTGAAGGTACAGAGATATCTGCTCATGTGCCGAAGTATATGACAGGTAATATCACTAAGATGTCCGTAGCAAGTCACGAGAATGTTTTAATATGTCAAGTAGCTGGTGATACAGATGCTGTCTATGTGTACAACTGGTACAACCAAGGTACTGAGAGATTACAAAGTGCATGGCACAAGTTCTCCTTTGGCACAGATGTAGAAGTTCTAGGTACCGACTTTATTGATACAGACCTCTACATGGTTGTCCAAAGGACTCAAGGTGTCTTCATTGAGAAGATGGCATTTGAATTGGGTAAAGCTGATACGGGTGCTTCCTATGTAAGTCTCTTAGATAGACGGGTAGATACACC